AATTTCAAAACTCCTTATTTTTATTATCGCGATAATGATAACATTATTGCCTGCGCGTTGTCAAGGAGTAAATCGCCACAAAGTTGTGTAGGAGAACATTTCCAGCAAATGTTGCCAATCACAACCTTTGGTTGTGGCCACGATCACAACGGCCAATCTGCAAGCTGTGCAACCAGCGGATTGCCTGGCAACTTCGTTCAATTTTTGAACAAAGTTGTTGCACGCAACCCTTTGTTGCCTGCAACTCGGTTGCAACTCGGTTGCAAATTGCGACCATTGGTCGTAAATTGTGGATTTAAAAACTTTGTTGCGTTTCGTAGAGACGCCTATACTAGGCCGCTACTCCTGCATCTCCCCCTTTGAGTTTCCCTGCAAAATGTTTTGGATTTTTCAACTTTTTATTTGACAAACTGCTAATTGTATGTTAGGTTGTAATTAACAATCGGGTTTCACATTGATTCGTTTCGAGGTCGCAGGTGAACAAGCGGGTTCGGCGACCCGGCAATCGACATAAGTTCCTGATGGTATGACAACGACGGGCACGTGGTAGAGAGTCGTGTCAGCAGGTTGTCCGATCGACCAGAAAGCGATCTGCAAACCTTCGGTTTGCAACTGCGGAGCTCCTTGCCGTCCGGGAAAGGATGGTGAACGTTATGAGTAACAAAGTTACAAAGATGTGTAAGGTATCAGGCGGTGGATTGCCTGAAGGGTTCGAAGCCAAGATCGAAGTTGAAATCGACTACGATGGAGTCGATTCGACGACCGAACGGAGCTGGGCGACCAGCCACTTGATCATTGCAATTCAAAGGGTTTTGAAACGAAAGTCCGTGAGTGAGCTGAGAGCGCTTGCTGAAACGGGTTACAAAACGCGAGCGCTTGACGCTGGCAAGTCCGTGCCCGATCCGACACAAGCATACCGAGCAAGGTTCGAGCGCATGACCCTTGAGGAGCAGCAAGCGGAGCTGGCAAGGCTAGAGGAGATCACGAGGCGGATAAACGGTGGCAACGGCAACGAAGTTGCCGGGAAGTAAACGAAATCGAAACGAAAACGAAACTTTTAATTCGGACGGCAAGGAAGTTCGCAGATGCAAGTGCAACCGAAGGTTGCAAGGGCAACGAGATTGGCAACGCGGTTGCCGCAAGCGATTGTAATTGTGGCATTGTATGCTTGTACTTTGTATGCTGGGGCATACCCCCTCCCTGGAAACCATTGAGCTGAGTTACAATGGCAAACGAGATTGGCAACGCGGTTGCCGAGGGCGACGTCCCATCAGCCGTTCACCTTACCATCATCAGCACTTCGCCTTACCATTTACATATAGTTATTATATATATAATAATATATACGTATATAATATATATATATATTATTATAAGGGAACGAAGGGCTATGAAAGGGATCGGGAGTGGAAAGGGAACGGTACGACACTCGTAGCGAGCATAACGAACGCAACGGAGCCTTAAATCCACAATTCGCCGTGACTTCAAGAACTCTGCTCAATGGATTGACGGAAGGGGTATTGGGGTGGCATACAAAGTACAAGCATACAAGCATACATGTATACATTTCCACCAAATAATACATTGACAACTAACAGCGTCGTTGTTATAATGACAGGCATTAGAAACTAATGGAAAGGAGTCAGCAACCATGCCGAAACAAACGTACAACGACGTGCTTATTCAATCACGAGTGAAGAGTCAAACGCTGGCGATAATAGCGCGATACCTGGTGATCGAAGAACGTGCGATGATCGCAGGAAGAAGCCAGCTGGTTCGAGCCGCACTGGAATTGTTAGAGAAGATCCTCGTCGTCGAAAAAAGCCAGCCACGGCCGAGCGTGAGCGAGGCTAGAAGAATACTTCAAGCCCTCGGACTTGAGAACCTCAATCCGCAGGGGCGTGGGAAGTTGAACTACGTGAGGGAGCTACAGCTCGAAGCGTTCGAGCACGAAGGAGATTGGGAAGAGTTCGAACCTGGACGCAACGTGGCACGCGCCGCGCAGCGGGTCGCAACCGCAACCGCAACCGCAACCGAGGGTTGCGAGAACGAACCAGAAGTCGAACGAGAGCTGTTGGATCGAGCGGAAGAACGCAGGCGGCGAGATCGTGAAGAGAAACTTCGACTGCAGGACGCTGGCAAGGCGCCGCTGGCAGAATGAACGCCGCCGAGGGCGGCATTATTACTTGGTTCAAAAATTGAACAAAGTTACCATTGTCGCCTCCGTGCCGAAGGCACGGAACTGAAATTTATGCAGGCGAGAATTTTTGCTTGACATCTTCAGCAAAATGTGGTATAATGGGAGGCAACAAGAAAACAGGGAAGGAGGTGAGAACCATGACAAAAATAGATAGAAGGAAGGAAGAAATGAAGAAAGAAGAAGTTCTAAAGCAGTTGAGCCTTCGCTACAGAGAAAATAAGCATATTATTATAGAAAGCGTAGAAGACAATATATACTTCCAAGATATTGAGAAGTGGGTAGAAGCAGGGAAGCCTTACATATGGCTAGTAGCAGCAAGGAAACATGATGTTACTCTCCTGCAGGATGTTTCCAGAGGTTACTTGGCTATCATCGTTAATGACAAAGTCGAGTCTTGTGGAAAAGATTATGTACAAACGCAGGATGAAGAATTCGCAGGTTTATCTCCAGTTTATACAGGCACTGATGAAGCAAGACTTTACCAAGCTATCTAATAAAGAAATAAAAAAGGAGACAATAGCTAACGCGAAAACGGACTTCTACGCCGGCTGGAAGGCCTGCGAGGAGTACATGAAAGGAGGCGAAACCAGATGAGCAGACTTGTAGCCGTTATGGGAGGGCGCGATTGGTGCGATGCTTCCGTCATGCATATAGTAGTTCCAGACGGTATGGACTTGAACGAGGAGAAGAAGCAATACGAAAAGTGGTATGACGAAGTGTACGTTCCACGATTGCATTCGCGCGACTCCGTTGGATACATGAGCCTACCAGAGTGGCTTAAATCTCGCGGAGCTCGACAAGCTGGTGAAAACGACGTGATTGAGATTTGGGAAGAGTAACGCGGAAGGAGGCGAAAAAACCGTGACAACGAAACTTCTACACGACATCGCGCCTGGCGACACCGTTCACGTTAGGTTCACAGGCGCTACTCACAGTGTTGACGTCGTGAAGGTTAATCCGAAGACGATTCTAGGTCGTCTGCGGAGCTCTGCTGAGCAGAGCGGGAAGTTAATCAAACTTCCAAAAGCCAGGATCGTTGACAAGGTCAACAAGGTTGACGAAGTCAACAAGGTCAGCAACGCGCTCGATGACCTACTGGCTTCGGTCAAGAAACAATCGTGAGCGTAGCCAAACGAAAGGAGGAGAAAATGAACGACGGGGAGTACAAGATAATCGATGGTTCTGGAAGAATTCCAGGAGAAGACGAGGGATCTAAAGCCTCGCAGGTCGACATTCAGCTACGCAGGGTCGAAGCGTCTGCAACCGCGCTGGAAAAGACTGTAGACACACTGCGAGAACGGTTGAAAACGGTTCTGAAAGCTGTTCCTCAGCTAGAGCCGGGAGTTCCTACGAAAGAGGAAGAACAAGCCAAGTTGTCTGCACGAGTTCCAGAGTCTCTCGTACCACTGGCGGCACGAATAAAGAACATTTCCGAAGGCGTCCAACTGCAAGTCAAAAGGATCGAGGATTGCCTGGAGCGGCTTGAGCTGTAAGGCAGGAGCGCGGCGAATCAGAACGAAAGGAGGAGAAAATGAAGATAGCCATAAACAAATGCTACGGAGGCTTCAGTTTGTCGAAAGAGGCCTACAAGGAACTCGGACTAGCTTGGGACGGCTACGGATTCGCGTACAGCGAACACGAAAAACGTACTGACCCGGAGCTGATCGAGGTTATTGAAAAACTCGGTGGAAAAGCCAGTGGCGAGTGCGCTGACTTGGCAGTAGTCAAGGTGCCCGACGACGTCGACTGGCAGATCGAGGAGTACGACGGAAGAGAATGGATCGCAGAAAAGCATAGGACTTGGAGATAGAACTTAATCATGAAAGGAGGTGAAACTAATGGCAAGAAAACGCAGAAAGCGCAGAGTGACGAAACCTCCACTCTCGCACATCAACGAACGCAGAAAGTCCGTTATGAAGCTTCCCATCATCGAGCACATTCTTGCTGACGAGCGCAAGGTCAGCTCGCTCGCGAGGATGATGGAAAGCTTCAGGCTTAGGTTTCAGGAAACTGATCACGATCTGGGCTTTAAGGTCGTGGGACAATAACTTCGTTCAAAAATTGAACAAAGTTACCGACAAAAACGGAGGCAGGAAAAGTGCCGAAAAAAACGTTGAAGTATTGGCAAGATCGTGTCGAATACTTGGAGAATGACAGGAAGATCTTGCTTCGACGCCTTAAGGAAAAGCAGATCGTCATCGACATTCTCCAAGAAGAACTTGAAAAGAAAGGAGAACCAAATGTGCTTAGATCGACTGGCAGAATTCAGGGTTACTAAAGACTATGGTTGGCAAGTCTTCGGAAAGAGCAAAACGGGACTTGTCCAACTTTATCACCATCCCTTCCAGAGACATCCAACGCTCGTTACGGAAGGAACTTGGCAGGCAGATTCGAATGGTTATTTTCTCCGCTCGTACAGCTGTATCTTTGTTAAGTATTACAAAACAGGCTTCCATCTGTTCACGAACAAGAAGGACGCACTGCGCTTCGCTAGCGCGTCCAACGGCGGAGTGATCAGGAAGGTACGGTTCAGAAACTTGGTGGCAAAAGGAAGGCAGAGATTGCCTTCGCACCGTTCTTATCCAAGTCGTGAAGCCAACGTAATCGTCGTACGAGAAAGGTTCGTGGAGCCGGAAACGAAAAGGGAGGAATCGAAGAATGTGTCTAGATGAACTGGCTGACTTCAGGATTAGCAAGAATTACGGTTGGCAAGTGTTTCGAATGAGGAGGGAACGTCTCGTCCAACTTTATTACGGCGGCCGTCCTCTGGAGATCGTCCCTGAGGGAGTTTGGCAATCAGATCCGAACGATTACACCCTCGAGACGAATGATCGAGGCGACCCTTACCAAACTGGCTTTCACGTATTCAGGCGACAGGCGGACGCGAACCTTTACAGGGATTGGCTCGTTGCCGGAAGGGTCGGTGTAATCAGGAAAGTGTTCTTCAAAAACGTGGTGGCGATAGGGAGGATAGCTATCCCGACCAACTTCAGATACATTAGGGCGGACGTCATCGTCGCAAGAAAGAGACTCGTAGAATCGAAATTAAGCAAACGGAGGAACGAAAATGAACCTACTTGAGGAAACTTTAAGCGCTATAAAGTCTTCAGGCCACGAGCCGAGTGACATTATGTTCATCGGCTCGGAAGTATCAGGTCATTCTTGTACATGGGAAGAGTTTAAGCAGTTGGCTGATCAGGAGTACCAGGACGGTGTGGATACTCGAACAGTTGCAAGGGACTTAACAATCGTGTTCTTTGACGGTCAAAGGATACGGCGTGATAAATTCGATGGAATCGACAAAACCGATTGGTGGGAGTACTTCAAACCCTTCAGAATGCCAGAAGAATTAAAGTCGATAAGGACTTTGTTTAGCTCCGCAGAGTATTCCGAGACTTTAAGCGAGATTCACGGAAAGGAGATTTGAGGAATGACGACTAGAGAACGCAAAGTGGAAATAGAAGTGACCGAAGAAGAGCTTTGGACGCTAAGAATTATAATTACTCGGCTTCAGATCCAGGCGAAAGGTCTACATTATCGTAGTCAGGCTCACGTAGACGCAGACGTACTACGAGGCTTGCTTGCAAAGCTGGAGGGAGAAGGTGACGATGGATAGAGAAAAAGCAGAAGGCTTGGTAAACTCTCTAATAGACGCTACCTACATTACAGGTTTGCATAGTGGTCTGAAAACAGGGCTATATTATCAAGACGATGGCTCGTGTGTGGAAGCTACAGAAAAGCGGGACGAGCTTAAAGACGAGATAATCAGCTACTTAACGGATGATAGGAGAAAACGATGACCTACATCACTACTAAAGAATGGAGAGCGAAGCACCCGGAGAAATGGAACGAACAGAAAAGAAGGTACTACAAGCAGTTTCAAAACGCCAAGAACAAAGGAAAAAGGTGGACAAAAGACGAGCTAGACATGATTCTGTTCTTTAATTTCTCCGACAGGGAGCTTTTTCACAAGCTCGGCAGAAGCGTCGGGGCTATACAAGTTAAAAGAAGTAAAGCCTTCAAGGAGTTAGCCCTGGAAGCGGAGAAAGCTGCTTTCAGGAGGAGCAGTTAAAACCGTTGGAGTAGAGGCTGAGCAAATATGAGCATGGAGATAAGTTATAACTGAAAACGAGTTGAAGAACCAAGGCATTCCATATACAGTAAGAAAAGAGGTGATTAGATGATCCTAACAAATAAACAAGCACACCTGTTACTCTACATTTTACAGGACTCTTTAAAGATGAATGTGCAGGGGTATTTATCCATATCTTATGATAAGAGATACAAACTTCTAGTGGAAATACTGGAACAGCAAGATGATACGCCCATTCAGATGCTTGAGGAGAGGAGGTGACGAGATGAAACCGACGAACTGGGCTCAACGAGCCGAAGAATGCGACCGACGAGCACGTGCTGCTTACCCTGCCATGCTGAAGGCTAAGCAGGAGTACGAGCGTTACTCGAAACTGTGGACTTATTGGTCGAATCGCTCGATCGAGGCGCAGCGCAGGGTAATCGAGGTCAAGAAAATTCCTGCCAGCGACACGCGAGCGAAGGTTGAGGAGCTTAAAACGAAAATGTACGAGGCGTTCAAGGGTCTGAACCCGCAACAACAAGCGCGGATTCTGGCGCAGTTGAGGGAAGAAATAACAGTGTAAGGGAGCGAAGCATGACACTCGTCATGAGGATCTTCGTGTTGGTCGTCCTCCTCCTGCTTGCGCTTTCGAACGTCAAACTGACGTACGAAACACGCAGGTTGGAGAAACGAATAACGGTCCTGGAGAAGGGTTGGACGCACTTACTGCGTCGAATGAACGCCCTAGAGTATCCAGAAGTTCTGGGAAGAAGCAAGAATCGAAAAAATTAACAAGAAAGGAGGCAACGAAATGCTAAAGGAACTACACAAAACTGCCGGAGCGATGAAAGAGCTGGAGAAACTGTCGAAGGGCAAATGCTACAGCGTCGCTTACGACGCCATCCAGTACACCACTGGACAGCTGATGATCACGTGTGGTGTGTACGTTGAGGACTGCGGCTATTTCACAGCGGCGACCTGGAAGGAAGCCCTGAAAAAGTTGAAGAAGCAAGCTTCGGAACTGTCCGAGCGACAAAAATGAAAAAGATTCTTTTTCGCATCGACATAAATTGGTTCGGCGACACGCATAGGTTTTATCGCTACGCTCGTAGCAAAAGCCGCGCTCTGGATCTCGGCGTTAGGGCTCTGGCGCGAGAAGTTGGACGTTCGTACAACAACGTGTCGGCCTACGTTCACGATGGGCACGATCGTTACCTAGTTCAAAAGGAACCGAACGCGCCGGACGCGTAGCGCCCGAACTGAATTTGCAACCGTGGTGTAATTGTGGTTATTTGTAAATTGACAACGTAGAACCTCTGTGTTAAAATGCCCGCAATTACAATGAGTTAAACCACTAACCTTAAAAGGAGGCTATCATGTGCTAATCATCCATCTTATCCGAACTTTGTTCAAAAATTGAACAAAGTAAGCAAGTCAAGGTTCGAGACCAAAGGTCTCAAAACTAAACCAACCAAACCAACTTAACAAGGAGAACAAAATGTCTGAAGTAGAAATCACTGCAAGAGTCAAGGTCGGCGACGACCTCCGTGAAGCTACAATTTTTAAGGACTTGGGCGACGACTGCCCGGACGCTATTGACAAGTTCGGCGACACAGTAGTTTTCACTAACTATCGTGCCAGTGCAAAAATCACTGCGCAGAGCGCGATACGAAGGTACCTAAAGGCAGGGAAATCGCCTGAAGAAATCGTCAAGCTTATGGAAGCTTGGAAGCCTGGTGTTGCCATCGAGCGGATCAGCGATCCTGTCGCTGCCTTCAAGGCAAAGTTTGCTTCCAAATCTCCCGAGGAACAAGCAGCAATCCTCGAAGAGCTCAAGGCAAGCTTGGCTGCCTAATCAGGAATGGGAGCACTTACACGGTGCTCCCTTTTCGAATACCCAAATTACCACAACTTATCACAAGGAGAATAAGGATGTCAAGCACAAGAACGGAGTGGCGACGGTGGCGTGGGATAATGAAGTGTTATCCATTCGAGCAGAAACGCCTCGACAAGTGGAAGCCGCCGTACTTTGTCCAACCGAAACTGGATGGCGAGCGCTGCCGAGCTGTTCCGATCGCTGGTGCTGGTACTATGGTGCTGCTGTCCAGCGAGGAGAACGTAATCCACTCGGTTCCTCACATCGTCGAGGCCGTCAACAAGCTGTTCACTAACCACGAGCTGGACGGCGAGCTTTATTGCCCTGGCATGCCGTTCGAGGAAATTCACTCTCGCGTTGGACGCACCACTAACCTGCATCCAGACCACACGTCGATCGAGTTCCACATCTTCGACGTAATCGATTCCGATCCGCAATTCAAACGCTTGCACACGTTGTACGATCTCGTCGGAATCGCTCCACCACTGCGTCTCGTTCCGACCACTATTTGTTGGTCGTTCGACGAGGTCATACGAGCATACGACCAATTGATTGCGCAAGGTTACGAAGGAATGATCGTGCGTCACGTCGATTGCCCTTACGTGCGCAAGCGCTCCACCCAGATCATGAAATTCAAGCCCAAAAAAGAAGACGTCTACAAAATCGTCGGGTGGAAGGAAGAAGTCACGGTGGACGGAGTCCCCAAAGGCACTCTCGGAGCTCTTACCTGCGCGTCAGGCGACGGTGAGGAAACGTTCGACGTCGGCACGGGGTTCACGCGTGAGACTCGACAAACCCTGTGGGCTGTCAGGGAGGACTTGATTGGGAAGAACGTCACGGTTCAATACCAGCATCTTACTTCGGGAAAGCACGTCCCGAGGTTTCCTGTGTTCGTGGAGGTAACGCCATGAGCGCACGCAAGGCTTACGACCGACGCCTGACGCCGTACCAGGAGAAACGAATCATCGAACTCAAACGACAGGGACTGAGCACTGGAGTTGTCTCGCAGCGGCTTGGAGTCCCTTCTTGGAGGATCCAATATCTTTTGAGAAAGGAAAAGAAGAAGTGAACAAGGTTTTCATAGTCAACCGTGGAGGGCACGATCACGCTGACGCAAAGCGATTCGGGCGTCTGGTTTTTCTTTCCGAAGGCGAGGTCAATCGCTATGCGACGAACGTGATGTATCGCACGTTTGCGGAAAAGCTACGTGACAGCAGTCCAACCGATTACATTCTCATAACTGGATTGAGCGTGATGTCGTCGTTGGCTTGCTCGATCTTCGGGCGTCTGCACGGCAGGATAAACCTGTTACTTTATCACGGTTCAGGACCGGGCGTCGATGGACACTATGTAGAACGCACGGTCATGCTGGACGAACTTTTAACAAAGGAGAACGACAAGTGGACGAACGACAAATGAACGAACAACAAGCGGGCGGAGTGAGCGAAATCGTCGAATTGGTTCTTCGTGAGGCACGAACCAGATCGCGCAGAATGCCTTCTGTGACGAGCATCTACTCCGTCCTAATGGACGTGGACAAGGAGATAATCAGAATCATGACGCAAATAGGAGAAGAAGAACGAAAGGAGAAGAACGAAAATGTTACAACCAGTTGACTCCATTCCTGGAGTGAAATCGGCTCCGCCGAGCGCGTGCAAGTGGTGTGGCGAACCTGCGTTTGCTCATACCGACGAGTGCGGCCGATGTTGGGAGCTTCGCGTTCGCATTCAAGCGGACTTGGAGCTGGCCGAAGAAATGGTTTGGTTCTTGCGAGCGTGCAAGGACTTGGAAAAGGAACGAGAAGAAGGAAAAAACGAAAGGAGAAAGACATGAGCGCAGAACAATATCCAATCCCTTATCATCCAACGTGGGACGTACTTGACCCGAGCAAGTTGAACGACTTCATGACTTGCCCGCGGATGTACTTCTTTGCCCACATGCTTGGGTGGAGAAGCGAGACGCCTAACAACCACTTGATCTTCGGTCAGGCGTGGCATCTCGCAATGGAGCACTTGCTGCTCCACGGCTATAGTGGTGCAAGTATCCGCGACGCGCAGGAGAAACTAACACAACATTACCGCGAGTACTTTCCTGAGGAAACGGACGAGATGTTCGCGCCTAAAACACCTGACCGTGCCATTCTCGCTCTGGCCGAGTACGCGGTCAAATACGCGAACGACCTCGAAAACTTCGAGGTATTGGACACCGAGATTGCAGGAACTGCGCCGATATCCGACCGCCAAGTGCTGTACTTCAGAATGGATGACATTCTTAAGCACAAGAAGGGTTATTACTTCTCTGAAGAGCACAAGACAGGGACGTACTTCAACAATCAGTGGACGATGCAATGGTCTTTAGGTATGCAGGCCGGAACTTACATCCACGCACTTTATTGTCTTTATCCACAGGAACTCGTTCGTGGCATCGAAATCAATGGGGCGTTCTTCAAGAAAACCAAAGCGCCGTCGTTCGAGTTCGAACGCGTTCCGGTATGGAAACTTCCGCACCAAATGCGTTCGTGGTATGCAACCGTCCAGTATTGGACTACGATGCTCGAGCGAGAAGTCGACGCGTTGTCTCAAGAAACCGACTCCGATCCTGTGATGGACTCGTTCCCGATGAACCCTACTAATTGCAACAAGTACTTTGGCTGTCCGTTCCACGACTTCTGCTCTGCTTGGCAGAACCCTCTTCAGCACTGTGACGAGCCGCCACTTGGGATGAAGGTTGAGTTCTGGGATCCTCGCGACGAACCATCAACGACTAAAATGGAGTTCTCGCCGCTCGACGTAATCGAGCAAATGCTAAAAGACCTGGAGGCAACTAATGGAACAGATTGAAGAAGCAAGGGCCGAAGCTAAACGCCTGGCCGAATTGTACAAAAACGACCCACGTCAGAAGTCCTTTAACGCACTTGTGCTCGGCGAGCTCGGTACCGGCAAGACGTTCATTCTGCGTACTGCACGCAAGCCGGTGTTCATTGACTCGTTCGATCCTGGCGGTACGAAGTGCTTGCGTAAGGAAATTGAACGAGGGGAAGTAATCGTCGACAGCAGCTACGAAGCCGAAGATCGGCTCGAGCCTTTCGCCTACCAACAATGGAAGACGAACTTCGAGCGCAGACGCAAAAAGCGATAATGAATCGAATTCTCCAAAAGGCAGGCATTGCCGGCAGTGTGCCACGGTTCACGAAGGATTACACGCCGCAGAAGATCGAAATCCTCAACATGCTAAGGTGGTGCTTGGATCTGCCGTGCGACTTCGTTTTGACTGGTCACCTAGAGCAGTACGAAAACGCCGAGGATAAGACCATTCGTTATCGCTACATGACTACTGGCAAGGGAGCTATCATTATTCCAACGTTGTTCGACGAGATCTACATCATGGCGCCCAAGGAAACGAGCGCAGGCGTGAAGTATCGCGTCCTGACCAAGAACACTGGGACTTACACAGCTCGTTCGCGACTGGCCGCCGAGGGGCTGCTTGACACTTACGAGGAACCCGATCTCAAGAACATCTTGAAAAAGGCTGGTATGTCTACTGCAGACAAACCGCTGTTAACCTAAAGGAGAAAGGAGGCAAACCAAAACTAGACTGACAACTAAACCGAACCACAAAACTAGAGTGTTTCGACGGCAGTCGAAACGAAACGATTAAACAATTTAGCTTAGGAGAATTTTTATGACTTCACTACTTGACATCGATGTATCGAGCGCCGAGGAGCCTAAAGTCGTTCCCGCAGACGAGGAATACAAGCTCCGCATTCTGGACGCCACAATCGATCGCGACAAGAACGACGAGCCTTACCTACTTCCTCGTTTTGAGGTCGTTGACGAGCCGCTAGCCAAGGACTTCACGAAGTTCCTTCGCCTGCCTCACGACGGTCTGAACGAGAAGCAGCTGGCTCGTGTGCAGTGGAATCTGAAGTTGTTTCTCGAGGCCTTCGACTTGCCTACCAAAGGTAGATTAGATCCCGAGGACTTAAAAGGTAAAGTTGGTTGGGCGATACTTGGAATCGAGGACAACGAGCAGTACGGTGAGCAGAACTACGTCAAGAAGTTCATTGCGCCCAAATAACAACGTGTTGGCATAGTGACGAGGAGAAACGACTTCCATCGCGACTCCTTGTCACTATGTTCAATTTTTGAACAAAGTAAGGAGTTCTAATGAGCAAACTACTCGAAACACCTTATCGTCCGCGCTTGTCTATCGAGATTTCTCAGGAGCAGGCTGACGACTTGCGTGAGCTCATCGACTGGGGACTGAAGAACAAGTTGTTCTCCTTGATCGTTGACGACGTCATCGAAAACGTGCGCAAGCACGGGCCTATCTTTATCGCTGCGATTCTCAGCCGTAGAATCAAACTCAACAAGGACGCAAAGTTCGAGGTGGTGAAAGATGGCAACAATCAATGATCTAGGTCAATCGATATCCGAAATGACCGACGAGCAACTCATAGCCAGGCTTCGCAACATACGACTCTTGCGTCGCACTCGCACAACTTCCGCGAAAGCTTCCAAGAAACCGGCGAAGAAAATTAACGTAACTGCGGACTTGATAAAGGAACTCGAAAGGATGATGAAGACATGAACGAGAAACAAACGAAGAATTTTTCCGCGAGGGTGGACATAATACCGATAGAATCGATTCACGCTACGGACCGCTCGCGTGAGGACATGGGAGACCTAGACGACCTTGCCAGGTCGATTAAGGACAAAGGACTTATTCACCCTCTGGCCGTGCAATTTAAGGACGGATCTTACACCTTGCTGGCTGGCGGGCGACGTCTCGAGGCCTGCAAGCTCGCTGGTCTCGACAAGATCCCAGTCAGAATCTACGACGAGGATCTGTCCGATCTCCAGCGTCGTTCCATTGAGCTCGAGGAAAACATCAGAAGAAAGGACCTCAACTTCCAGGAGGAAGTAAACCTCCAACGCGAGATCCACAACCTTCAGGTCGCGATCCGTGGACCGAGGATGGCTGGCGAGCGCACCGACCTGTTCGGGAGCTCTTCTGCAGAAGGCCACTCAATCCGTGACACTGCGGCACTTCTTGGACGTAGCTCGGGCGCAGTCTCGATGGACATTAAGCTTGCCAACACGATGGAGCAGTTTCCGGATCTCGGGTGGGAAAAGTGCAAGAATAAGTCCGATGCGATGAAGCTGATGAACAAGGCCGAGGAAACAATCATTCGCAGCGTGCTCGCCAAGCGTGCCGTCGAGGCAGGAAAGAAGAAGAAAACGAAGTTCTCCGACCTTTTCTTGGTGGGTGACTTTTTCGAGCTGGTGACGAAAGTTCCCGATGGAACTATGGATCTCGTAGAAGTCGATCCGCCTTACGGAATCGACCTGACGAACGTCAAGGCTAACACGACCGAGAACATCAACTCATGGTACAACGAAATACCGACGCAGAAGTATCCTGAGTTCCTGGAGCGAGTGATCGCCGAGTGTTGGAGAATTATGAACGATCGCTCGTGGCTTATCTTCTGGTTCGGTCCTGATCCGTGGTTCGAAGTCGTTTATCAGCTTCTCACGAAGCAAGGCTTTCGGACACGACGCATACCTGGCTTGTGGGTGAAGCAGGGAACTGGCGGCCAGACGCGTCAGCCAGACGTTTATCTTAGCGGTCTTTACGAGATGTTCTTCTATGCCTACAAGGGCGACGCCACGATCAACGTCAACAAGCGCGGGCGTTCGAATCTGTTCACGTACGCCGTTGTGCCTCCTCAGCGAAAGATTCATCCGACTGAGCGACCTGTTCCCTTGATGGAAGACATTCTTTCCACGTTCGCCTACGAAGGTGCACGTGTTTATGTGCCCTTCTGCGGGAGTGGCAACACGCTGCGTGCGGGGATTAACCTTAACATGCAACCAGTCGGTTGCGACCTGGCTAAGGAAGCCAAGGACGGCTACGTGGTCAGGCTTTTGGAAGATGGACTAGTTTAACCTTAAAACAAGGAGGATCATCATGACACCAAGTAAGTTTAAACGAATCGTAAACAACCAGCTCGCGACGTGCAAAAGCGTTCTCGGAAAACGCGAGGAGCTTTATGGCACGGATGTCGACCGCCTGGACAACTTCAAACGGGTCGCCATTGCGACACGCTCGACTTCACAGCACGTGCTGATGAACCTAGTCGGCAAGCATTGGGACGCGTTGAACTCTGCAGTCGTAAACGATCGCCCGATGGACGAGCATTACGTCGAATGGATTACTGACATCATTAACTACATGCTACTTCTCAGGGGATTGCTGGAGGAGGAACTGGAAGAGAAACAGGAAGAGTAGCTATGCGAAACTGCGGCATCGGCCGTCGGTCGGTGCCAGAAAGGAGACCAAAATGAGTCCCTGGGATAAGTACTTTCTCGACGTCTGTAAATCCGTTGCCTCGAACTCCAAATGCTTTTCTCGCAACATTGGAGCTATTCTAGTTCGCGACAACGTCGTGATCGCTACAGGCTATAACGGACCGCCACGTGGAGCGCTTCGATGCGACCAACGCTGGCGAGACCCAAATGACCCGATCAGAGCAGCTCTTTTCGCGAAGGGTTATAACGAAGAATCTCTGCTAAACACCAGCGGTAAGTGTCCTCGCAGAGTGCTCGGCTTCGCGTCTGGCGAGCGTCTCGATCTCTGCCCTGCCGTCCATGCGGAAGTTAACTGTGTTACCGCTGCGGCCAGGCTTGGAACTTCGGTGAAGAACTCTACGCTGTACATGAACGCTCAAGTTCCTCGTGGTCACCGATCTTGCGCCCTACAATCGGCTGACGATGTTCATCATCAAGCATTCTGACGTCACGGTTCGAACGTTTGAAGGCGAGATTCTGAGAATCTCTCGCTCGTGGAGAATCTCTCGCCCGTGGGCTGGTCACTCATTTGGAGGATACGATGATTAAGAAACCGGACTTTGCACGCACGTACGTGCCGCCAGCGCCTAGCCACACGTCTCCGCCCTTGCTTATCGAAGTCGGCGAGCAACCAGGCAAGTCAGAGATTCTTCATCGCCCTCTGCCCATGCCGTTCGTAGGACCTGCCGGTCGCGAGAAGGACAAATGCCTAACGGCCGCCGGCATCCCACGATCGTCGTGCTACATGACCAACGTGATTAAGGATCTCGACGCTCCACTCAAAACTTACATCGACCTGAGCAAGCGAACTCCCGTGGTATCCGAAAAGGGACGCTTTTATATCAACCTTCTGAAGGAGGAACTCAAAGAATGCTCGGCAAATGTTATTGTGGCTTACGGAAATATCGCCCTTTTTGCACTGTGCGATCGTGTAGGTATTACAAAGTGGCGTGGCTCTATCCTCGAGGCCACCTTGTTGCCCGGCCGAAAGGTTATACCAACACTGCACCCTGCAACTATTATTCCCCCGAAGATGCAGTATCTGAACAAGCACCTGATAATTCTGGATCTGAAAAGGGCAAAGGAGCAAGCGGCGTTCCCCGAGATTCGCAGCAAGGAACGCGACATTCGAATTCAGCCTTCCTACGGCGACGCCATAAACTGGCTGGATAGAGCTTATCAATTAGGTCTGGACGGAAGGATTGTGGACTACGACATCGAGGTCTACAACGAGCAGGTCTCCTGCATCAGCATCGCTGTCAGCCCTACAGAAGTCATGTCCATTCCCTTCGTTGACGCTCAGGGAGATTACTTCGCTGTCGACCAGGAGGCCGAAATCTGGCGCAAGATCGCCCGTCTCATGGAGAACGAAAAAATCTGGAAGCGCGGGCAAAACATCGGGTTTGACGCCCACTTTCTGCTCCGTCGCTACGGAATTAAGGTACGTTCTTATCATGACACTATGGTAGCTCAAAAAACGCTGTTTCCCGACTACCCGATGGGACTGGACTTCATCACCACGATGTACACTGACATACCTTATTACAAAGACGAAGGAAAAAAGTGGTTCAAGGTCGGTGGAGCGTGGAGAACGCTGTGGAACTACAACGCCCTTGACTCGATCGTATGTGCCGATGCTCACCCTAAGCAGATGGAAGACCTCAAACGCCAGGACAATTTGGAAACCTACGAACGCCAGCGAAGGATCATCGAGCCACTAGTTTACATGATGGAGCGTGGGATTCGCGTGGACGTCGAGGGAATGACACCGAGGAGCTGCGGAAGATCGTTGGCTTCGACATCAACCCGAACTCTCCCAAGCAGGTAGCGAATTACCTCTACGGAACGCGGCGCCTTCCAGCATACAGGAAACGTGGCGGCGGAGTTACAACCGACGACGATGCCCTCAAGAGACTCGCTAGAAAAGGAATTAAGGAGGCCGATCTTATCAGAAAAATACGGGAGTACGCCAAAGCTCGAGGGAATTATCTCAACGTCGACAAGGTCGACAGCGACGGTCGAATTCGCTGCTCTTACAATCCGGCGGGGACAAGGTTCTCTCGAATTTCTTCGTCGGAAAACATCTTTGGAACCGGCGCAAATCTCCAGAACTGGCCTCACGAATTGCTGGAGTTCTTGTTGCCAGACGAAGGCTACGTCGTTTACACTATCGATCTATCGCAGGCCGAAAACCGCATAGTCGCTTACATCGGCAGTGTTACGCAGATGATCGAGGCCTTTGAGTCAGGTCGCGACGTTCACAGTCTAACGGCATCCTTAATTTTCGGGAAGCCGGCGGACGAAATCTCCAATGAGGATGGCTCTTCGCCACTTGGCGGCGGACATCACTCGGAACGATTCTGGGGAAAGAAGGCGAACCACTCGTTGGATTATGATCTTGGCTTCAAAACTTTTGCTCTGCGTTTCGAGCTACCCGAGACTCAGGCCAAGTGGATCGTGGAACGCTTTCACCTCGCTTACCCGGGTATTCGTCAGAACTTCCATTCGATGGTCAGAGCACAGTTGGCTAAGGATCGAACGCTCACGAACCTGATGGGACGCAGGACGTTATTCCTTGGTGAGTGGGGGGACAAGTTATGGAAGGCTGGCTACTCGTGCATCCCTCAAGGCACAGTTGGAGACGTGATTAACGAACGCGGATTAAACTACGTTTATTACAACCAGGAGGACTTCGCTCCTATCGAGCTGCTGACGCAAGTGCACGATTCTATCGCGTTCCAGATCCCGTTGAGCGTTTCTTGGGAACGTCACGCAAGAATGCTTCGCCTCATCAAGGCTAAACTGGAAACTCCGCTGGAGTGGAAAGAGCGTGAGTTCGTAATTCCGGCAGACGTTTCAATGAGCATAAACCTTAACAAGGACAAAGGAGTTAAAATCGAGAACATCAGCGTACAGGCACTGGAAGAGGCCTACAAGGAACTTAACAAGAGGCAATCCTTATGACCGAAGAGCGACACCTCGACGATTGGCTAACAGGCTTCCTCGAGTATACGGAAAACACTGAGCCGCCACGGATGTTTCGCTTGTGGACTGCGATCAGCGTCGTCGCTGCATGCCTCCAGCGCAAGTGTGTCTTGCATTGGGGATCGCTGGACTTTTATCCTAATATGTATATTATACTAGTAGCGCCGTCGGGCAAAGCTAGAAAGGGAACTGCCATGTTGCCAGGATTGAAGCTTCGACTGAGACGGAAGTCGATCCCAAAACTGGAGCTATGGACATCCACGCGTCGCTTACTATATTTAGTAAGGAATTCACAGTGTTCTTAGGCTATCAGAATAACGAGCTAATGAGCGATCTAACCGACTGGTACGACTGCGACGACGACTGGGAATACCGCACGAAGCACGAAGGCGTCGACAACGTGAAAGGCGTATGGGTGAACTTAATCGGGGCTACAACGCCCGACCTCATTCAGTCCTCCTTGCCGCTGAACGCTATCGGTGGCGGACTTACGAGTCGCATGATCTTCGTGTACGAACAGCACAAGGCTAAAACGGTTCATATGCCGTTCTACACTGAGCGAGAGCAGGATCTGCGAACGAGCTTGGGCTTGGATCTGGAACGAATCAAGATGCTGAAAGGCGACTTCAAGGTGACTAAGGACTTTCTGAACGCGTGGGTCGATTGGTACACCGACTGCGATCGAAACCCACCGTTTGACGACCCGCGCTTTGCCGGTTACATCGAGCGCCGCCCGACACATTCGATGAAACTAGCTATGATATGCAACGCGTCGCGCACCGACTCGATGCAACTGGATCGCGAGGACCTGGATCGCGCCATTAACATTCTTAGGCAGACCGAAGTCAAGATGCGGCTTACGTTCAGTGGAGTCGGGCGTTCGGGGTCGGCAAACACGTTGTCGCAAGTTATGGCCGAGCTGGCCTTGAAGAAGGAGATGACGTTCGGAGAGCTACTGTCGAGATTCTACAACGACGTGGACAAGTGGGCATTGGAGAAGATTGTCGAGACCCTGAACGCCATGAACTACGTGGACGACATCACCAAAGGAACCGAACGAATCATCAGATACAGGGAAAAGGACAATCCGCTCCCGAAGTTCAATGACAATAACTTTGTTCAAAAATTGAACGCAGTTACAGAAAGTGAAAGGAGATCGCAATGAAACACAATATCGAGTTTGAAATAGGCGTAACTTACATTGCCTTTATGACTGGCCTTAGCTGGGCGAAAGTCGGGCAACTGTCAGGCCCGTCAGAACCCTATCCGTGGTACTTACCTTTAACTGTACTTGCTTTTTGTCTAGTACCATTTGCGCTTGGGTTCCTGTCAGGGAGAAACTCTCGCTAAGGAGGAACTAAAATGGCGAACACAGTGAACGAACTGATCGAAGCAGGAAAGCTAAAGGAAGAAGACGTTCTGGACTACGCAAGAAGCTTAAACGAGGATCTTTCTGCTTTACAAGTATGTGCGGCGAGAATGCACACGTTGCTTTGCAGAGCCAACAAGCACGAGCACTCTGTGGAAGCCCTCGACACTCGCGACGCTTACGACGCTCACGACGTTTGTTACTGGTACGTGGAAGAATCTCTCGCCTCCTGCTGGGAAGAACCATCGCATAAGGAGTGGCTGGAACGCTGCAGAACCCAAATGGCGCATATGGGTATATCCTCGGCGAAGGACTTCTTCTTCGATTTCCTGGTCGAGTTTACTAAAACCGTTGCAGCGATAGAAAGCACCATAGAACTTCACCCGTCGGCTAAGGGACTGTTTAGGCAGCTGTTAGACTGCTGACAGCTAAGCAGGCACGTCGAAGTCTCGCACCTCCGACTCCGTGCCTGCTTAACCTCGTTAAGGAATTGCTAGTCGAATCTTTCTTCGGGGCGGAGGAGGTTGAACGACCGCTGGAGGCCTTACGCCCACGCCCTCGGTCCTCAACTTACTCAACTCCTTCAGATATTTATCTCGCTTGTCTTCGGGAAGCTGAACAAGAAATTCCAAGAAGTCCTTCTTGATCTTCCCTCCAGGGCCTGTGCTGATTCGTGCCCAGAGAGGATCGCCGATCTTGCGTACGATGTTGCTGAACTGGAGCGCGCTTAGCTGGCCTTCCTGTATCAGTGCGAACGTTCGCTCAACTGCTTCTTCGATCTTACCACGCTTGATCAACTTGTCGATCCGTCTCTTGTTCTTTCGATCCACGTACTTCTGCTCTGCCAAATAGTCGTAGTAATCTCGAAGCATGTCTCCTTTCAGGCCTGTCGCCGAGGTTTTAGCTCTAGCCTCGTAGGCAGGCAATCCGTGCCTGATCCAGGTTCCAGTGAGTGGCAGCAGCGCTTCAGTCCATGTTCTTACCTCGCCCTCTCTGCCGACTGCCGCATCGAGCGGAGTCACTCCCATAACTGCGTGCTTAGCGGTTTTGTACAGCTGCTCTCCTACTGGAGCGCCACGCTCGCGGATCTCCCTGTTCATGAAGTTAGTGTTGAACACGATCTCGATTAACGTCCTCAACATCGGCTCGGCCTTCGCACGAGCTATCTGGGAAAGATGCCCAGAAGCTAGCTTCGCATAGTCGTCAATCTGCCTGAACAGCCAGTTCTTAACGTAAATCTTCCTGCCGTTGCTGTCCGTCATTCCGGTGTCGATGTCAAACTTATGGCCTCTTTCGTTGTTGAATGTCGAATGAAAGTCCTGACCGTTGGCCTTCAAGAACGCCGCCTGAACGAGGTTCGAAGTCAGCATTATACCAAGCACTCCTTTCAACAGAATAAAACGATATTGCTTTCCCATCGCCCTAAGCTGGGCATCCGTCATACCTTCGAATCTTAAGGGCTTTGGTAAGTGTTTGCTTGCGGCTCTAGTCCCTAATGCCCCTGTCAGCGTTCTAAAGTTGGACACGTTCCAATTTCTGGCGAACATTAAGTTGCGAAGGACTCTTCGCTGCCCTCGGGTAAACCACGTTCTGGGCAAAGTACCCATCAGATCGTTGACCATCATGCCTGCCGCACTGCCAGCATCCTTAGGACTCAAGCCTTCCTTTACGAACCTACTCTCAAGCACGTCATAGATCGCTATCTGACCAGTTTTGACGAACTTGTCCCACAGAAGCTGGTCGCCAAGATCCTTCATTCCCTTTACTGGATGCCGCAGCACCTTCAGCGGATCGTCAATCACGTCCTTAAGCTCCACACCGTTCTTAACCATCCGTCTCAGCAACGTTTGCATCTCAGCGTCGTTTAAGTGCCGAAACCTTCGCGGATAATCCTTCCCCAATGCCATCAAAACGTTCGACTCGACATTCCATCCGTGTATCCAAGGGATATACATTATTATTCTTTTAACGGCCGTCCTGGCCTTCGCCAGCTTTCCGTAAACTTCGGCAGACCTGTCCGACAGAACGTTCTCCACGAGCTTGAATGCGTCGCGATGAATTGAGGTCGGCTCTTTGAACAATCGTTTTCGCTCGGCGTCGATAACCGCGTCGCCGGCAGCCTTGCGAGCCTTCTTGCGACCGAACCGAGACCACGTCCGAAGTGTAGCATCGTCAATGGGAAAGTACTCGTCCCGTAGTTCCAATGGAACTTGGCTTCGTGGCAAAAGTGCGTATTTGCCCTCCGGGGTTTTCATCTTTACTAAATTGGAGGCAAACGCTTTATTAGCCAATGCCCGCTCGGCATAATATATGTACGATGGAAGCAGCTTTGCTATATCTGTCTCGACCTCAATCCCTCGCGATTGAAGCTCCTCCAGCGAGACGGGAAAACCCTCGTCGGTGCGAGTTCGTCTACGAACGAACGAGGCTGTAGGATCAGTGACTCTCTTGATTATGTGATTAACGTAGTTCTCGATAAACTCGTTCAGTATGCCGGCGTCGGTAAGCTTCTTTCTATAACGTGTGTAAATCTCTCGGGCGATCTCCGCTACCGCATGACCGCTCGGCGAGAGCTCAATGTCAGGATCTTCCAAGTACTTGGAGATCCTCGTGCGTTCGGCTTCGTTCGTTATCGTTTCCAGCAGAGACTTCTGCACGTCGTTAGCGTCGAAAGCAGCGAGGTTCCTACGAATACGCAACGCGTCGACTGCCTTGTAAACGTCCTTATACATCATACTAGTAATGTCGGGGCGGTCGTGCAGATCGAGCCATCCACGTAGAGTCCGCATCTGCTTAGCGATGTAACCAACCAAATCCTCCAGAATGTACGCACGACCCGATTCGTCCCTAATCCGATTGATGGCGTCGACAATGCCTCTTCTGTAGGTCTCGCCAGAGATTTCCTCGATCTCTTTTGCGTGTTTAGCTACGAACTCCTTACTGGTCTTGATAACGAAACCAGAGCCCTCCGGATTCTCGATAACCTCTCCTTCTACCTTGTACGTGTCCATCCACAGCTGGGCAGAACCTTCACGTGAGAACCCCTTTCCAGTCGGGTCGAGGATTATGTTCGCTTCTGGCTCGATCGGATGATCGTCTGCACGCACAGGACTCGGCTCATCGCTGCCAGAGGCTTTCGTGTTCTGCTCGGCACGTCTGGCCTTGGTAACTATGTCACGAAGCATAGGCATTCTCTCCAGAAACACTGCCTGCTCTGCGTCAGACATAGTCGTTTCTATATCGCTCTGATACAGATCCAAAGCGTCCTTTTCCAGCGCCTTGAGATCGACCGTTGTGTCCCCTTCGCGCCAACGTCTCACACCGCCTGCGATCTCAGCCATACGAGCTTCAGCCTCGCCGTATGTGATGCCAGTACTAGCTTTAGGAAAGATCCCTTCCTCAGCCATGATGTCGCCAACACGACCGAGTGTTTCTTCGGACACAGAGCCGTAGAGTTCTTCAGCCAGCTCCTCACGTGTCTTGCCAGACTCGATTCCTTCGCGAATGATGTCGGAAGGTTTAGGAGTCGGAGGTTCGACTTTGGGTTCGGCGGCTGGCTCGGCTTTAGGCACGGCCTTCGGTTCGGCTTCCGCACAACGCCTTCCGAGATATCCCTTCCTGTAACGTTTCTGTAAGCTTCCCTCAACTTGTCGGGATCTATGGTTTTAAACGCCTTGCCTTTGTATCCAATCTTGCGCAGTGCGCTCCTTTCGTCTGGCGTCAAGGGCTTCGAAGGCTCCGAAGGCTTCGCTTCCTTAAACCTCTCAACTGGCACGACGGGAGGAGCTATCCCTTCGGGAGCGGCTTTCTCAGGAACGGGCTTTGGCTCAGGGCTTATCGCTTCCTGTCTTCTCACCGCCTCACGAGCACTGTTCACCAACTCGTCGCTGACTACGCGTCGCTCGATCAACTCTTTAGCTCCTGCCAGATCACTAGCCTTAATTCCAGCTTCCTTCGCGCCTTTCGGTAGTACTCCATGCGCAAGCTTGAACAAATAAGCGTAAAGTAAAAACTCAGCCGGCGTAGTAATTCCTGCAGCTACTGCCGGCGGCACTCCCCAGTCCACTAGCTTCCCGCCAAACCACCGAACGCCCTTAGCTGGCTGCTCAAGTAGCCATCCGACTTTGCCCGTCAGCCACTGACCAAGCGGCGTTCGCGGAGCGTACGTTACCGCCCTCGCAGCGCGCTCTCCAACCTGCTGCGCTCGCTCGAGGTCAAGCTCCTCACCCGTCACGGCCTGCCGGCCAAGTTCAGAAAGCTCGCCCAAACCAGAAACTGGAAGACCTGCCAGAGCGCCGGAAATGACCGCTCCAGCAGTCTCGCTGATCGCTGCCAGTGGTTCGTTGAGGTATTTGCTCACTGCCCTGCTCGAAACGTCAACTACCCCCGAAAGCCAATCACCAACTTCAGGCTCTGGGGACGATGGCCTGAGAGGTAAAGGAGACGAAACCCTCTCAGGCTCGACAGAAAACGCCCCCACACGATCCAACTTGTCGTCCAACAAATACATAGTCATCAGCCGATTACCTCTACTATCTTAATCATCCCGGAAGGATCAAGCTTGACCCTAATGAAAACGCCGTCTTCGTCTTCGAGCTTCACAGTTCCATCCTTAGGAAGTTTCACGACCTTCCCGTTAGCCAACGTCGTAGTGCCAGTCTTTAGTAGCTCGATAACAGAATCTTCAAAGTACTCCTTCGGCAGCAATCCGTTCGGAGCACGCATAGCGTACATGTCGCGAGCGACAGCACGCAGATCCGCCTTGGCCTCACGATCGCCAGTTCTAGCCTTTTTTACCAGCTCTTGGTATCTGGTCGTTCTGTTGGCGCCGATCGTTCGAATCAACTCGAACAAGTCGGTTGGCTTTTCTGCGCCTTCCATGCTTTCACCGTACTTAGCAAGAATGGTGCCGATCCGCTTTGCCGCCGCGTTGAGCTCGGCAGTGCCTTTCTGTCGCTCTTCCCTTGCCTCGGCCAAACCAAGTTGCTTCTTCGCCAGCTCTCGTTGACTCGTGAGCTTGGCAGCAGCTTCTTCAGGAATCTTGAACTCCTGACCGTCAATCGTTACGGATCGCTTGCTTAAGTTGTCCAGCAAGAGATCCAGGGCTTTCTCGTTGCTCACCGTAAACGTCCGGTCGCCGACGGTAACCGTTCGCTCTCCCCTGCGACTCATCAACTCCCTAAAAACGTCAGTGGCAGGTACCGCCATGCCGTTCACGTTTACGTGCGTGCCTTCCCACTGCGCTA